ATATCTCCAGTTCCCCCTAATAATCAGGATGGATCTGAGAATTATATTAGTTCTGGTTTTTTTGGTTCTTATGTAGACATTGAAGGAATTTATAAAAATGAAAATGATCTAATCAGAAGATATAGATCAATGTCTCTATATCCTGAGTGTGATAGTGCAATTGAGGATATTGTTAATGAGGCAATTGTTTCTGATACACACGACTCTCCAGTAGAGATTGAACTTTCAAACTTGAATGCCAGTGATGGTATTAAGAAAAAAATTAGAGAAGAGTTTAGATATATTCTTGATCTCCTTGATTTTGATACCAAGGCACATGAGATCTTTAGAAATTGGTATATTGATGGAAGACTATATTACAATAAAGTAATTGACCAAAAGAATCCAGAAGCTGGTATTCAAGAACTGAGGTACATTGATGCATCTAAGATGCGATATGTTAGAAGAATTGTTCAGAGAAAAGGTGATGGTGTTTTTCAAAGACAACCTAATGCTGCTGATCAATTCCAGTTCCCACCTATTGAAGAATTTTTTGTATACACTGATGGTGGAAAGAAAACTGGTTATGGAACACAGCAATCTGCTGGTGGTGTTCAGCTAACAAGAGATTCTATCTGCTATTGCACATCAGGTCTTGTAGATAGAAACAAGGGATCAACTCTTTCCTGGTTGCATAAAGCAATTAAACCACTGAATCAGTTGATGATGATTGAGGATTCTCTTGTAATCTACAGACTTTCAAGAGCACCTGAAAGAAGAATTTTCTACATTGATGTTGGAAACCTACCTAAGGTAAAAGCAGAGCAATACCTTAGAGATGTGATGATGCGTTATAGAAACAAGTTAGTCTATGATGCTAACACAGGTGAGATTAGAGATGATAAGAAGTTTATGTCTATGATGGAGGACTTCTGGTTACCTAGAAGAGAAGGTGGTAGAGGAACTGAAATCACCACACTTCCTGGTGGTCAGAATCTTGGTGAAATTACTGATATCAACTATTTCCAGAAGAAACTTTATAGATCACTGAATGTTCCAGAAACAAGGATTCAGGGAGAAGGTGGTTTCTCACTGGGCAGATCATCTGAAATCTTGAGAGATGAAATCAAGTTCTCCAAGTTTGTTGGAAGAATGAGAAAGAGATTCTCTCATATGTTCCAAGATCTTCTTAAGACACAACTTCTTCTTAAGAATGTTTGCACCCCAGAAGATTGGGAGTTGATGTCTGATCACATTCAGTATGACTTCCTTTATGATAACCACTTTGCTGAACTCAAAGAGGCAGAACTTACAACTGAAAGAATCAATCTTGCAACTCTTGCTGAACCATATGTTGGTAAGTATTACTCTAATGATTATGTAAGACGTAAGATTCTTCGTCAAACTGATCAAGAGATTATTGAACAGGATGAGTTGATTGAAAAAGAAATCAAAGAAGGAATCATTCCTGATCCTAGCCAAATGCCTGTTGATCCTGCTACTGGTCAACCAGTTCCAGGTGATACAACTGGTGGTTTAATGGGTGCAACTCCTCAGGCACCAGAGGTGGATGAAGATAAGTTTGAAACTCCCAGTGGTGGGGAGATATAAATAAATTTATTGTAACTAATACAACATGGACGAATTAATGGATCTTTTGGTGAAAGATGAATCACCTACACAAATTAGTGACGCTATCAAAGATATTCTTTATGCCAGAACAGCAGAAAAAGTAAATGCTGCTACTCCTGGTATTATGAATAGTGTTTTTGATGGAGAACAACCAGAAGTAACTGCTGAGGTTGATGTGGAACAAGAAGTAGATGTTGAAGAGACACCAGAAGTAGAACAGGTCTAAATACTAATTAACAGGTACATTATAATTCAAGGAAAATGAGCGCATTAAAAGCAGTAGGTACTGGACAAGTATTATCAACTTCTACATCCTCAGCAGAAACAACAGCATTCAATCAACAAACTGATAGAGTCAGAGTTGTTGCTGAAAGTGTTGGATGTCATGTTGCTGTTGGTGCCAATCCTACTGCTACTACAGCAGACATTTATGTAAGCACAGGTGATCCTGAAGAAATTAGTCTTGGTCCTGTTGCTGCTCAAAGAGTAGTAGGAATTACAACTGGTGCTACAACCACAATTGATTTCCCAGAGGGAACAGGTTGTCCTTTTGCTGTTGGTGACGCAGTTTCACTAACTGCTACTGGTCAATCATACTATGATTTTTCCCATAAAACAATTGCAAGTATCAACAATACTGCTGGAAATGGTGGTTTCTTTGGTACAAGAATAGTAGTGAGTAATAACTCTGCAGGCATTGTGACAGCATTTGCTGCTCCCTATGCTGAATTGAGAAGATCAATGAAAGTTTCTGTTATTTCAAATGCCGGTTCTGGCAAAGCATTCATCCAACAAGTTCAAAACGCCTGAGGTCACAAATGAAATTAATCAGAGAAGAAATAGAAACAGTTGACTTCATTGTAGAATCTGTTGGTGGAAAGAAGTCAATGTTTATTGAGGGCATCTTCCTTCAGGGAGACCTTCAAAACAGAAATGGAAGAATGTATCCTATGAGCGTCCTGAGAAA